AAACGGTAAACATCATAAACGATGTAAATGCTATTGCATCGCAGTTCTCTGGTGAGTTTAATATTACAATTCCCGGCAGCACTAAGAAATATACTATTGCACAGCCAATATCATTACTTGTAATGGTTGGAAATACCGTATCTCCGATAACCGGGATATATAACATAGTAGAAGTATCCCACAGTATAAGTAATCAATTCACAACTACTTTGAAAGTGCAACGCCTTGTAATGAGTAGTGCTAATCAAGTAGCTTCAAATCAAGGCATATTTATTAGGGGAAGTGGATCTTACCCTACATCATCTTATAGCACTACGTCTAATATCATATCTACTTCAAAAGTAGATTTTGGTACAATCTACCCAGATTTTACGTATCTCACATTGACAACTTAAGAGGTATAAGATTATATGTATTACGGAACTATAAAGAACTGCACCATATCTCACACAGATGCAACCATTGTACTACCTTACATTGATTCAATACATACTCGTAATTATATATTGAATGGTAAATCATTGCATTCAGGGATTGATATAATATGTCGAAAAATATATACACCTTGTAATTGTGTTATACTTTCAACTGCAAAAGTTGAAGAAACGTATTCTATCATTTTACAATATAGTGTTGATATTTGTTTAAGATTTACAAACTTAAAATCAGTAAATGTTGCACCTGGTAACCTTATACTTGCAGAATCTGAAATTGCAACTAGCAATTCATACGTACACGTAGAATATTTAACTACAAGTATAAATTCTATACAACCTTGGACGATAAGAATTGGCCCTTTACAACTGTACAAACATGACCCTTTACCTATTTTAGATGGATCGTTTGTATTTGATAACACCATACAATTAGAAAATGAATATGATGATAAGTATTTTACACAAAGTTACCCTCCAGGATATGTTGAAGGACCTTATTAGGTTTCATTAATTGAGGTAAGAATATGTCAAATTTAGCTTATGAAGTAGCTGTACGAGGAAATATACTTCCACCTAAAGAGAATTATACTCCTTATGCCATAACTATTGATAGAAATTCACCAACTATTGATTATAATGCTATGAAAGAACATGATGTAAGCATGGTAGTCATTGAAGGTGGTTATCTGTTTGATAGTGTACATTTGAAACAATCTAGGTATAAGAATCCTAATTTAGATGCTCAAGTTAATCTCGCCAAAGAGAATAAGGTTGCATATGGTATATATGTAGATGTTAGATCAAGAAATGTAGAAGAAGCAAAAGAAGAAATAAAAGCAATGTCTTTAGTAATACAACGACATCCCCCAGAAGTTGGATTATGGTTACGATTATATTTAAGCAATTCTAAATCAATGAATAATAGCATTATAGATACTTATTATGACTATTGTGTAGAACGATTAGGTTTAAAGGATCAATTAGGCTTATATGTCACTCGTGACCAGTTAAATCAAATTGATTGGGATAATTATTATGAAAATTGGTACTTATGGTTAATTGAACCGTTATCATCATTAGCCGATATAGATCAATTGCTAACTCCTGCATTTTTCAAATTATGAGGTGAATGAAGTATCATGGCAGATACATATACTCCAAGAACTACTGCACCATCTGCAGATGATAAAAATTGGATAAACGTTGCATACGGTGGTAATAACCGATGTATTACTAGTGATACTGCAACTACATATGGATACAGTCGTGGATCAGTTCTTCCAAATTGCTTTACTGGAGATACTGAAATCATAACTAATCTAGGAACTAAGCGTTTAGATACATTAGTCGATAGAACTATTGATATTCTTACAATTGATAATTCTTATCATAAGGCGACTGTTAACTGCTTTGGTGTACAGCTTATATGGGAAGTCTGCCTATCAAACGGTAATTGTTATAGATGTACCTCAAATCATAGGTGGGTAGTTTATCAAAGTGATGTAGATTGGCATTTTGTTGAAACTTCACAATTACAAATAGGTGATGATATACATATTTACCCAAAAGGTATTTGTCATGTAGAATCAGTACGTAGTTTAGACTATGAATCACTTGTCTATTGTCCTGTTGAACCTATAACACATACATGTGTATTATCGGGAGGAGAGTATACCGGGCAATGCACAGGCTATGCGTGGGGAAGATTTATGGAAATACTTGGATCCACTCCTACGTTATCTACTGGAAATGCTGGTGATTGGTATGGTTATACGGGGGATGGATATGAAAGGGGTCAGGAACCTCGCCTAGGTGCAGTAGCTTGCTGGGCTAAACCAGGAGATTACGGTCATGTAGCTATTGTTGAACAAATAAATTCTGATGGTTCTATTAAAACTGGTAATAGTGGTTGGGGATGGGTTTCTCCAAGAGGTCCTGTAGAATTAGTAGGTGGATCATCTCCTGGGTGGATAAATTGGTCTGGATATCAATTTCAAGGATTTATATATAATCCTGGAACTGTAGGATTGAAAGACAAATTATCTGCGTTCTTAGAGGAAGCTGAAAAACATATAAACGAAGGACCTGATTGGACTTGGCGTGTTTCAGGTCTTAGTAGAGGTCAGCCCTGGTGTGCTGCGTTTGTAGATGCAGTCGGCAAAACAGTTGGAGGTATAATAGATGTCATCATTAAGCATTCATATAGTGCTGGAATTATGTGTAAGGGTAGTCCTAAAGAATTTGGAGGTCAATGGATTCCAGGACCTTGGAATGGTAAATTAGCAATGCCCCAACCAGGAGATTTAATATGTTTTAGATGGACTATAGGTGGTAACTATTCAGATAATAGTTATTCAGATCATGTAGGTATTGTACGCAAGGTAGATAGTAATAAAGTATATACTATTGAAGGGAATTCAGGCTCAGGTGATAACTATTCAACACAGGTAAGATTTAGAGATTATGCATTATCTTATGGTTGTATTGAAGGGTATTTTAGACCTGATTGGACAAAGGTTGGTGCTAGTTCCGGTAATTTAATCACTAATAATATAGGACCATTGTATGAATTTACCAATACAAGAAAAGATGCGTTGATACGTCAAATTGCATATAGTTCAACATCTGGAGAACCTTCTATATCACAGACTCGAGTATTATTGTCAGCTATGAACTATACATCATTACTGAATAGTTTGTATGAAGCTGGAATGCCAAGTATGTCAGGAAGTAATATTTCAAATGATGCAGTTATTGTTGATGGATTGGAAAATAATGCTCAATCGGTTGTAAAATTTATCATGGCTCAAGGGTTAACAGCGGCAGCTGGTATCGGTATTGCTGCTAATATTAAGCATGAAAGTGGATTTAGAACTGATATTGTCGAATATGGATATACATTAGAAACTGGCGGCGGTGCAGGATTATGTCAATGGACTAATTATCCTCGTACAAGTCCAACTGGAAGACGTACTAATATGATACAGTGGGCAGGTCCGGATTGGCGTACTAATATGACTGGACAGCTTGAATACCTCTGGCATGAATTGACTAATTCTTATACCGGTGTCTTAAATGTTCTACGTTCTGTATCAAATAATGTTGAAGGTGCAATGGCTGCTGCAGAAGAATTCTTGAGACATTTTGAAGTTCCAGCTAATATGGAGTACAATGTTAGAGTTCGAAGACAAACCGCTTCAGAATTATGGAATCAAATAGTACCAGTACTAACAGAATGAGGTGATATCATGATTGTATACGGTTATGCAAAAGAATATATGTATACTGGTGATGGTACACTTTTAATACGTACTAGAATTCCATCTATACATGGACCTTTTAACCAATTACAAGCAGATGGTAAAGTTATTAGAAATTATACTCAAGATGATAATTTACCTTGGTATCCTTCGATATTATTGCCATATAATCCTACAAATGGTGATGTAGTAGCTTTAATGAGTACTAATGAATCTAATCAATCCTGGTTAATTATTGGATTAACCGGGGGCAGTTATGCAAATGGTATGACTTCTTTGAATTAGTGTTAAATCTGTATAAAATAACGAATTTGATTGTATCTGCACTAGAGTAGAAAACCATTTTTTCGTTAAAATAAACAGATTGATAATTTAAATTTAAACAGATATTTATTATTTATATAATTCTGTTTAATATTTCTTACTTATGGATATGTGAATACTTCGTAATACAGGTAAAAATCAATAGAATCTGTATAAAATAACGAAAACGATTGTATCTGCATAGGGTTCAAAAACCATTTTTTCGTTAAAATAACGAAAAGAAAGGAGTATATTCGTATGATAACATCGTCTTTAGCGTGGCCTACAATGTTTGATGTTGCTAGAAACCGTGTTGCAGTCTTAGAAGATAATACCTCAATTGTAAATAGGACTAAATTATTGATGTTAACAGACCCTACAGAAGTATATAATGAACCTAATCAAGGAGTAGGACTTAAGAAATATTTATGGCAATACAATACTGATAATACTAAAGCTTTGATTCAGGATAATATAAAAAATCAATTGTCGTTACATGAACCGTACGTGACTGCAGAAAAAACTCAATTTTCGGACGGGTTAATCTTCACAGGAAGTCAAGTCGATTCCGATATAGCGCAAAATTATAACCAATTAAAGATGACTATCGCAGTTCAAACTATATATGGTGATACTGCAAATATTGATTTCAATAATACCAAAGTAGGTGATGAATAATGTCTGAAGATTATAAGAATGGTCTCATTTCATACACTAGTCGAGATTATGAATCTTTAAAATCTGAATTCTTTAATCTCGTTAATAGCTTAACTGAATTATGGAAACCTGAGGCAGATTCAGATCCTGGCGTAATTTTGGGAAAATATCTTGCATCTGTTGCAGATACATTAGGTGTGAATTTAGATTGGTTAGCTAATGAAATATACGCACCGTCTGTATCTCAAAGGAAAAATGCTGAAAAAATATTTGGTTTGATTGGTTATGAATTGGGTTTCTATACTGCTGCTCGCACTGAAATCACATTTACTAATACTTCTGAAACTACCTACTCTATCGATTTTGGATTTAACGGATCAAATTTCAGCACGTTAAATGCTTATACAGATATATCAGGACAATCTAGAGTTATAACTTATAATGTATTACCTAATACTAATAAGTATGGATCTACTGAAACTAGAAGTCGTAGGCAAATGCTGACTGAGAATCTAGATGTATTTGTTGATACTGATAAAGTTACATTAGGTCCTGGTGATAGTGTTGTAAGAGTTGGCATTGAGGGTGAATTACGTCAATACAGTGTTTCAGTTAGTAAGATTAAAGAAAGTAATTATATTGTTACTTTACCTTCTCAACATATTGATACAACCGCTGTATGGGTAAAAGCAAGGCAGACATCATCTACTGGAGAATTCATATCTACACAATGGGTACAGTGTGCAAGTCCTTCTGAATTCATAACACCTGAACCAAGATTTGCAGTTACATATGATAATTATTCAAATGCACAAGTTCAAATATCTAACTATCTAAATCAACTAGAGAATTATGATGATAATTGGATTACAATATTCTGGGTAGATTGTTCGGGAGTTATTGGGTGTGTTGGTGAAAATGTATTAAGCAATTTTTTAACTGCTAAATCTGGTCAAACAGTTACAGAAAATTCCGGTGATTTAACAATATCAAATTTAGCTAATACGGTTGAATTGCCAAATACATATACTATTACCGGACGTAGTCCTGAAACAGCTAAAGAAGCGTACAAGAATTCTAGAAAGTATATAAATACTTGGGATAGTTTAATTACTTTACCAGATTTTAATAGGTTCTTGATTCGAGAACCTGGAGTTGATACTGGGATTGTAATTGACTGTCAAAAAGCTCTTGAGATAAACTTATCTATATACAATGATGAGAATCTAACTGACAGTGAAAAATCAAAAATGTATATTACCAACTATGATTTTCCTGCAGGTGAGCCTATATTTGACTGGAAGACAGTATTGAATTTAGGATTCGACCCTTCAGACCCTCAAAAATTTGTATTTGCTACTAACTTTAAACGATATACTGCAATGTGTTTCTGTATCGCAAATAATTTTCAAGCTAGTAGGTTCGGACAAGGTCAAGTATCAACTGCACAAATTGAAAATTCAACCAAATTTAATCGCTATAAACCTCCTGTACAATTTATTGATGCGGTGAATAGAGATTTTAGACCTTTACAAGCGATGTCGGTAGACTTGCAATTCGGATATGCCAGAATCTTTAATTTTTACTGTGTAGGAACAATATATCCTCATAAACCTGTAGATAAAAGTAACGCAGAAAATATAATTGCGAAAGTGAAAGAAGCTTTGACATTATATTTTCATCCAACAAATCGTAATTTTGGCGTAAAGCCAACCTTAATTGAAATAGTAGATATAATACGGAATGCCGATAGTCGTATTGATTATTTTGATGCAGGAAGTGCAAAAACCTCTGGGATTGTTTGGGATAAATGTGATATACAATATTTCAACCCTATTTCGTTCGCTAGGTTTGTAGATCCCGGTGATACATCACAAAATATTCGTATCGCGCCAGATTATATTGTTAAAAATTAAATAAAAGAAATAGTAGTTGAAAATGTATCTAAATATATTATGTATAGGAAGTTTATAATGAAAAAATATGTTAAATGCACCTCAATTAGTACATCTCCCATTACTGCTGAAGAACGTCGTAAAATTTTAAGTATATTTAATATATATGATCAAGATGTGCTAGATTATTATGAAGATTCAAGATACTATGATGGTATAACGTACAATAGATTCGTAGTAGAGTGTGATAATACAAATACTGTCTTACTAGGTGGTTTGTTGGATGCATTACGTCGGCTTGAATCTGATCTTGATATTGGATATGAAAACGAATCTAATGAACATGGATTCTACGGTAAAACTTATATGTTCTACCATTATGTAGATTAAACTTATATTTGTCTAATAATTTAAAAAGCTGCGGGAGGGAGTACTATTGAAAAGATATGTTAGAGCTAGTGGTGAAATTACACTTAGTAATTCCGAACTTAATTCATTGATAAGTGAAGCAATAGAAGAATTCACAAGTTATGTTAAAGATGTTGCCAGTGATTATAATTTTAAATATGAAATTAAATTTGATGTGCAGTATACTGAATTAGAATTTGATGATGAAGATTCTGTTCAATATAAAGTAGTTTTGAAAGATAACCATGATAAGTACTTTGATTTATATGTAGATTTGATTCTGGTTGACGGTGAATGGATGTTAGCTTCTGATATGTACGATCGTACAGATGATTACTATGAGCAAGCTCATATGTATTTAGATAAATATTTTAATTAACAGGTGATACTAATGAAAAAATATGTTAAAGCTAGTTTAGAAAAGGATGTAACAGGATATATCGCCGATGCACTATCTCGTGAAGCGTATCACGAATTGGATAGACTTGTAGATGATATGATGGATGCTGCTGAAATTGAAATGGCTCCTGAATGTAATCTATATTATAATTATGCAATTTTCCCGCTAGACGATGATATTATTGCAAAAGAATTTGAATATCCTGCACATATGTTCTATGCAAAAGTAATGATAGATTCATATAATGGTAGAGGATCTAAAAATTACGATCAAAGTATGCTATCGATAGTTATTGCAGTATATGATGATGGTGAAGTAGTTGTAGAACCTCATGATATTAGCTATCTAAAAGCTATGACTTTAGGAAATTTAAAGAAAGCAATTAAATTTCAATGTGGTAACTTCAATCAATACTATGATAGAGATAATAGAACAATCAAACAAGGCGGTAGACGCTAATTATACAAAGTCCCATATTTGATTACCATTAAATTGAAAGCGGTGTAGTGATGTACACCGCTTTTTTATGTTCAACATACCTACTATACATATAAATTAGAAAGGAGTGAAACTATGCAGTTTTCTGACGTATCTATTCCAGAAGTATACAAAGAATCATCTGATTTTAGAACATTTTTGAAATGGTTCGCAGAATCCTTGACAAAAATTAAATATGATACTGAAAATCTATTTGATTTATATGATGCTCAACGATGCAAAGATTCTTTATTATGGATGCTTGCAGATACAATAGGTTTTAAATATGATAATAGATTACCTACTTCGTTCAATCGACTTGTATTACTTTATTTTATGTCAATTATACGCAATCGCGGAAGTAAAGATGGTGTCACATTAGCTGCTGAAACCAATCTAGCACAATTCCAAATATTAATGGAAGCGGGTGGCTATACAGATTCCAAAGGTAATAAGGTAGAAGGAAAGGATATATTATATAATCGTTTAGAGAATACTTCAATACCTGTAAATTCTGTATATGTAACCCCTCATACTGATTTAGGGTATATAGATGTTGTATATTTTTCTACTAAACTTCCAATTGATGCTTGTATTGAGTATGCTAGACCCTTAGGTATGTACTGCTTCCAATCTGCGGGTGTTCGTATGGATGCTAGAACAAAAGTATCAGTAGATGCAAGATTAACAAATATAAATGATGTAGGCATATCTATAGGATCCACCCATGTAGGCCACTATAGTCGAGAAGACTATGCACGTATGCAAAAAACATTAGAACAGACATTACTACAAAACGGTGATATGGATGGTTATCGTATAAATAAACGATTAGTTACAGAAAAGGACGGATCCGGGAATATTATCATTAAGTCAACATATTATCAGATTATAGGTGCAGATGGTACAATATTAAAAGATAATATTAAAACTGAACGTGAAGCTATCAATATGATTCCTAACTATAACGAAGTAAATGCAAAGCATAAACGTAGTCCTGTCTATTATAGGAACTCTAAATTTGAAGGTGAACCTAATGATACAATTAACCCAGGATATCGGGCAATGTATTCTTTACAACTTGCAAACAATGACCATGTTGTAGCAGCTTTAATTCATCCAATTTTCAGTCTCGGTTACGGGCCTCAAAATGTAGATACCGTATACCCCGATGATTATCTAAAATATGGATATGTAGATAAGCCTGAAAGAGGATATCATCCTATGTCTCCTATATATGCATGGAATTTACGATATGATAAAGATTTAGAGATAAGTACTGATCAAGGTCAAGCATATACGATTGATGATGATAGATCTACAAGTATTGTAAAACCACGTCCAGCTGTTAATCCTATTATGAATAAATTAGGAGATGCAATTGCATTAAATCCCGATAATACAATATATACTAAAGTGGAGTACAGTGAATCTGCTAAAGAAGATGTCATTATTACAAAAAATTATCCTGAATTAGAAGATGATAATCAACAATAGTTAAACCTACAATAATAGTGAAGTGTGGTGAGTATAATGAGTGAATACTATCTGAAATATGCACAAGGTCCGGCTAAATACATTGCAACACAAGTAAGCGAAGACGAATTTACTGATATTCAAGATCCAGAATCCTTGAAGTTAGACAGACATGGGCTTACTAATCCTAATTTACATCGAAGAATTGATGTTGAAGGGTTTGAATCACCGTCAGTAGCTCCTACACAGATACAATTTGGTACATATAATTTGAATTCTTACAGATTTAAAAACATGATAACACACGATGAAGAATCTACTACATCGGAGATTCCATAATATTAAGGAGGTGACGTGTTGGATTCTATTAAAGCTGCTGCAAAGAATTTACGTACAGAGCATAATGTATCTATTAGAGTACTTGATTCTAAGAGTGGTAAAGTAATTTCATCACATATTGGACATAATGCTGCTACGAATTCTTTACTAGTAGGTATTGCTCACTACCTTACCGGTGATGGTGTTTTAAATCAAGGATATCACATGTTGAATTATTATATTCCTAAATATATATCGTTGGGTACCATGGGTCTAATTAATCAAGATGAAGATGAAAATGGGTTACCGGCAGGCATTGGAGTATCTGAAGGTTCTGAAGAAGATAGGTTCGTAGATTATCTATTACAAGTTCCAGGATATGGTGCTGACGGATATGATCCTAATCTTAATAATAATCGAGAATATTTTGGATTAGGTCCGGTGTTTGCGGATAGAGATACATCAAAAATTGTAACTGAAACGATTCAATTAGGAGATATCAATCTTGATGGTGTAGTAAATAATGCGGATATATTGATGTTTGCTGATTACTTAGCTGGAAATGTAAACTTGACCGATAAACAATTACTTGCTGCAGACGTCAATCAAGATGGTGAAATTAATTGCTCTGATTTAGCGTTAATTACACAGTGTGTATCTGGAGAAATTACATTAGGTACAGTTGAATATAGACCATCCATCGCACCAACTATAAACTGTGAATTAATATCAGATTCATTTCCTCGAGTTCAAATATCTTATAGAGATATTGTACCGGAGACCGAATCTGAAATACCTCAAACTATTGACGTTATATTTAGCGCAATGATTTCTACCGGTGCGTTAGCTCAATTTAGAGAACCTGGTAAAGATTATATTTTCATAACCGAAGCAGGTTTGTGGTCTAAGAAAGATTGGGAATCGGGAGGAGATAATGGTTTACTTGCAGGATATAGGATTGCACCTCCTAATAAGCAAAATTGGGCAATGACTGCTGAATCTGTATCAGATGATTATGCAATTACGTATTTGAAAGATCAAGGTATTGATAATCCTACAGAAGAGCAAATTCAGTCTATAAAACCGGAGATTGCTCAAAATAATAGGCAAATATTAAAACAAAATATTATACGTGTAGGTCCAAATCAAGTTGTACAAGTTATTTGGAAAATACAGCTTGGCGGATTGGAGCAGCTTGGAGGATTAAGTGATCTATATCCATCCGGCAGCGTTTTACGCTGGGTAGATTGGGAATAAACCTTATACTTAAAATTAATAGAAAGGATCTATCAATTATGGAAGAATTGATTTTAACTCCGTCTGCATTATTAGATTTATTATTGCAGATTGATGAATTAAAGGATAAAGATATCGGTATTACTGAAACACTAGATGGTAATCTACAGTTACAAATTAATGATACTATCTATACCATTGAATCAGATGATATTATTGATATTCCTACAGATGTTGAAACTGTTGAAACTATTACAGATGTAAAAGATGCAGCATATGATGAATTAGAAGATTCTGGTCAAATTGAAACTAAGGATTCTATTGAATCTGGAATTATCGGATCTTTGGCTAAATCTTTATTTATTGGTGGCATGGCTAGATTGACTGCCGATATACTAAAGAAGTAACGAGGTGATCATATTGAAAACCAAAATTGAATCTCAAATATCTCCTAAATCATGTATACTAGGTACATATAGTGGAGAATGTGCGGATGCAAATATAACTAATAATAATGGCCTTGATATAACTCGTGAAGTATGGGATGAAGTGTTTAAATCTGAGGAATACAAGGAAGGTATTAAGAATGGTTGGTTCATTGGATATCTTGGCCACCCAGATACACCGGATTATATGAATTTTGCAGAATCTTGCATTGTTATGACTGAAGGTCATATTGATGCAAATAATAAAATTCAAGGAACATTTAACCTTATTGATACACCGACAGGTAGAATTGTTAAAACTTTACAAGATGCCGGAGTTACCTTTGGTATATCTGTTAGAGGTGCTGGCGATGTGATGAATAATTCGGTTACTCCGGGTACATTCGATTTCAGAGGATTTGACTTAGTAGCTTTTCCTGCATATCCAGAATCTATTCCAACATTTACAGCTATATCTGCATCTACGGATAAAACTAAGCAAAAAATGTATAAACGTATCTGTGCAAGTATTCAAACTAATGTACCAAATATTTATAGTGTAGCTGCGTTAGATGCAATACAATCACAAATAACTCCAAATTGTCCTGAATATGAACTTATTGAAACTAGAAAACAAGAATTACAGCAAGATGTAGATTCTTTAGAAGAAGAGAAAATATCCGCATTGACTAAAATGTTTGCAAAACTTAATGTAGATTATCAAAAATTATTAGAAGAAAACCAAGCTTTACGAACTCAAATGCAAAATCAGCAAGTATTAGCATCTAGAAGATTAAAATCTGTTGAACGTATTTATGCCAGTCAAATACATATAGCTAAAACTACAATCAACTCTTTAGAATCAAAAAATTCAATCTTATCAGACAGGGTAGCTAATACACGAAAAGCATACTTACAAGCTTCTAAAAATTTATCAAGAATAGAACAGTCACATAAACAACTAAAGCGGAGATCAAGATTAGACATTGTGGCATCCAAACAACTAGAATCTGATTATGATAACCTTAAGGATTCAAACCTTAAATATCAAAAGGAATTGAAATCTAAGAATAAGCAGATTGAACAGCAAGATCTTAAGATTTTAGAATTGTCTAATCGTTTGGATGAAACCGTCAAACAATCGAATATTGCATCTAAAGATGTATCAAACCGTGATATAGAAATTAAGGATTTGCAAAGAGATTTGTCATCATGCCGCCGTCAAATTTCTGAATATCAAAATGCTTATGCTGAACTATATGCATCCGCTATTGGTGTAGATTTCAATAAACTAAATATTACTGCATCTACAAAGATAGATGATATCAAAAAGCAGATCAGTGATAATTCCATTATTCAACAAAATGTTTCTTATCTATCATCTGAAGTTGATGAAACTGCTTTAGATGTATTAGATGATGATTTAGTAACACTATAAACTTCAAATAGAGGTGTAATATATGAATATCAGAGCAAATCGTTCTGCTGTAACATCTAGACGTTCTAGCATTACATCTAATGTTAGAAACAGACAAAATATTACAGCAAGTACAATTAATCTGTCCCCTGAAAAACGAGCATTCGCAGCTCAACTTCGTAAAAACTACGGTTCCACTCCTGTAATGGCTGCAACAAATACTTCTAACATCATGGCAAGACCAGATTTCTTGGAATTGTTACCGATGTTTGTACAAAAATTATTGATTCTAGATGTATTTGGTTCTGTAGCAATGAGATCTCGTCAACAATTGATTCCATACTTCAAATTTGTTGCTGAGAATACAAAAGGTCAAACACACGCTGGTGATATCTTATCCAGTCCATTTGCTAATAGACAAGGCATTGATCCAAACTTCACAGGTCGTGTAGTTAAAAATGAACTTGTAGCTGAAGGTGCAACTATCTCCTTTAATGAGGCTAAAACAGACATCATTGAAAATCTTGCATACTTACCTGTACTACCAGGATCCGTTACTGTTACAACTAAAGCAACTAACGGAGTAGTATCTAAAATCATTGATAACGGTGTAGGTGCATTGATGCTAAATGGTGCAGAAGTTGGTTACATCAATTACAGTAATGGTCAAATTTGTATCACAACTGCAAAAATGAGTGAAAACGCACCTACCGCAGAAGCCGGTTCTTCTATTACAGCTACATACCAATATGACAATGAAACTGTTGGACCTCATGTTGAAAGCAACCTAGCTCATGGCCAATATGGTGCATTTATGGGTAAAGGTGAACTACAACTTGATGAAATCAACTTGGTTGCAGAAGCTCGTCAGCTAGCTTGCTACTGGAGCATCTATTCTGCATTTGCTGCACAACAAGAATATGGCAGCAACATCGGTGATATTGCAAAAGAAGCAGCATTCTCTGAACTAACCGCCGAAATCAACTCTTGGGGCTTTGATGAACTACGTAAAGCAGCTTCTTACAAACCTCAATTTAACTGGGATGCATCTCCAGTACTAAACGGTTCTGTTGTACCAACTGATTACTTGAATATGTTTAAACTAAAACTAAATCAAGCAGCAGCTGCTACTTACCAAGAAACACGTCTATCTCAACCAAATAGATTGATTGTAGGTACTAACGTAGCTTCTTATATCGGCATGATTAACGGATTCCAAGCAGCTCCAACAGAAGATAACGTTGGTCCATATAAAGCTGGTACATTGGATCAATTTGAAGTATATGTTGATCCTAACTACGATCCAAACTTGTATGTCATGAGTTGTAAATCCACAGATATACGCCGTAACTCTGCATTGTTTGGTGAGTATATGCCACTGACAAACACTGATGCAATTGGCTTAGCAAACAGCTCCGTCCAACAAGGTTATGCTACTATGTGCGCTATGAAAGTTGTTAACCCTGCATCTGTTGTATCAGGCAGAATCGTAGGCACATTCTAAATTTAAACGAAATTAAATACAGTTACATTCATAAATCTTTCTAAACTTAATCACATTTAATCACAACTAGAGGCTTGACAAATCGTCAAGCCTCTTCTTTTTGTGTTATTTTGACCATACCCAGACATTGTTCCCGCTATCAAATACTTGTACGTACCCATGGTCTGCCATTATTTGAGTTTCCGATTTTGATAAATCAATAGAATCATCTTTCAAAAATTTCTTAATATTATGCTTTTGAGCATTCATACGATGGTAGGCTTTATCTGTTTTTGTATCAACCCATACATATCCAGGTTCGGATATATGATCTAATTGAAATCCAAGTATTGGGTAGATTTTTCCAGATGTGCGAGCTCTATCTGAAAAAGATATGATTTTAAACGGGTTGTAAGTATCAACGAAGTATTTAAATAGTTTGCTAGCTCCTCCAATAACTGTAGTGTATAAAGAATTACAAAATCGTAATAATTCTATAGAATTTTCTAAGTAACCTATAGATTTTCTAGATTTTCCAAATGTCATAATGCTGACTAATTCATCTCCATAATATAGACCTAGATTAATTGAAGATAATACATACCCTTGCCTATGATTTGTATTTAGAAATGTATAAGCTAAGGAATTATCTATCAGTTTGATGTTACAATGCCTAGCGTATATCTTTATATCATCAATCTGTAATCTATGTTGTATGATAGATTTCATAATATCTTGCTTATGTATCCAATCATATCCAAACAGATGTAATAGTTGAATATTTTGTTGTTGGCATAAATCGGTTTTGTCTTTATGGTAATTTTTAGATATACCTAAATCATACCCTATGATTGATTTAGTAGTATTGTGGGTTGCAGTTGGATCACATTCAATAGCAAACCGATATTCTGGTAAATATATATCAAGCTCTTTAGGACGTATAATCGCTCTTGTATTGTGTACTATTTTACTGGATGTAATTGTCTTGATATAATTTATGACTTCTTGTTCCATTGTAGATACATATTTCTTAACAAGATGTTCACTATTTTTAGTAGCAAGTTTATGCTGTATTGTGCTTATAGCCATATTTAAGTCCTTAGATAGCTGGTAATATGTTGGAGCTATATCTCCATACGTATTTCTAATCCATTGCTCCGGATTAGAACTAAATGATTCCCATTCGATAAATATATCCGGGTGAACTAAGGTAGTTCTAGTTCTAGCAATGTAACTACATTCCTCTGAACACGTTTCAGTACCATTGAACATTTGTTGACCGGATAGTTCAAATGGTTTACCGCATATCTTACATATCCTATAGTGCGGACCACTACAATATTTCTGATTAGATATGTTAGTTTCAAACTCTTTACCACAATATGCACATAATTTAGTAAATGTGCTAGTAGCGCGATTCCATCCATATTCTAAGTTTTTGATGTTCTCTTTAATGGCTGCATTTCGTTTTCGTACATTCTTCAGAACAGCAAGGTATCGAATTATTGATTAGTTGTTCCCGTGTTACTTCAAACTCTTTACCGCATATTTCGCATTGTTTGAAATGTACATCATAGCATACATCAGTAGTAGGACATGTTGCTAAGAACTCTTTTCCACATTCCTTACAAATTCGTTTCCAACGTTTTCCAGCGCAATTTTTACATGTATGAGTATTTGCATCTTTTTCACATTCATATTCAAATTCATGCCCACAGGTGTCACAAATCGCTTTGTGTAATTTTCCACAATATGAATTTCTTGCAGTCTTAGGTGTAAACAATTCTCCACAGCATTTGCACGCTTTTTGAATATTTGGTTTGCCTGAGGATCTAGCTAGCTTTAAACATTCGAGATTATCACATACATTTGATACTTGTGCCTCACACACTTGTTCAAATTGTTTTCCACATATACGACATGTTTTAATTTTAATATTTCTACAATACTTTTGTCTAGGATGGTCCGTTTCAAATTCTTGACCACAGCCTACACATTTACGTCTATATTTCAATTATATATCACCTCTAATGTATACTGTTATTAACGATTCATAATTAAAGACTTGACGATTTGTCAAGCCTCTTCGTTTTGTGTATTATTATATTCCGAAGTTAAATACTTTAAATATATTCCAAGATAATTGTGGTCCAACACTTTCATGACCATTGTTTACAATGACATCAATGTATGATATTGCAAACCATAATGTAAATAGTATTCCAACAAATGTGATGACCCATAGTATGATTTTTCCAGTTGATAATTTCGTTTTCATTTGTGATGACTCCTTAATTTTATATTATTTATTTTCTATACTGTTATTATAATATATAATTATTAATAAAATATTAATAAAATGTAAATAAATTATTAAGATTATTTAATAATTAAGCTGCTCATATAGATAGTAACGATTATACAAATTTTTGTGTTATCTTTACAGGTGCTTATATTTATAATATAATAATTACATAGATACTAGTAAAGGCGGTAATTATAATGAAATTATGCGAATATTGCCATCAACCGTTTGAGCCTAGGAATGGTAATCAA